AACTCTCTTTGCCTAATGCAGCTAAACTCTGAACAGCCTGACTGCTTGCCTCTGTCGCTTTGAAACTCTCTTTGCCTAATGCAGCTAAACTCTGAACAGCCTGACTGCTTGCCTCTGTCGCTTTGAAACTCTCTTTGCCGCTTGCTGATACTACTTGAACTGCTTGTGCTGTTGTTGCCGTTCCTGTTATTGCTGGAGGCGCACCGCCGCTTGGTATTAACTCCTGGTCAAACCAACCTTCTATTTTTAGAAGGTTGTCCCACCAATTAGAGATATTATAGATTGACTCGTATATGCCTTTTAAGGCCATTAAGGTAAGTTCCTTCCTTCAACAGCAAAGCCGCTTCCTGCGGACAGAGTTATTGACCCGCCTGCTGTTCTCATTTCAATAGATGTTATCTGCGCGGCAGTATTTACCCATTCAAACCCGCCAAAAGAAAGGCCCGCAGATGTGCCTGCTGCCCCTGAGCCATCCTGGCCCATTGAGCATCCAACCTTTGAGGTTGCCGCACGATTGGTTATAAGGAAAACCCCACTTCTTTGTAAAGTTATGCCTACTGCAAACAATCTTGCCAAAGTTTGTGATACATTTACATTGTTAGTAAGCGTTGCCACACCTGCCGCCGCAGACAAATATCTTGACCAGTAATTTGCCCCTGCATCGGCATTAAAGCGCAAAGAGGCTATATCGGAGCCGCTATATCCTGTTACTCTGACAGAGACCCGCAAGAGGTCGTATGCAGGTATCGTTAAAACCCCTGTTGTTACTGCTGCACTCCCAAGAACAAGCCCGCCCAAATCTACCCATGCCCCGCTATTGGCTGTCGCCTGTTTAAACCCACCTAATGCCGTATAAGCCGCCCAGCCCACACCATCAAGGTATATCAGTGTTTCACCTGCGCCGAGATTGAGCTTGTAAAGCTGAACAACAGTTGTGCCGTCAGTATGGTTGATTGTTACACCGACGGCAGATGAGGCGTGTTTGTTGCAAATAATCAAGGATTGAAGATTACGCTGCGTGCTTGCCGCAGGAGAACCGACAACAGTTGTTGTTGCGGCTGTGGCTATGGCAGTATTTGTCCTGCCGGGCGTTATAGTTCCAGCGGCATTATCCACCCATGAGGCATGGACATCTACAGTTACCGCCGCATTTGTAACAACCTGAACTAAATCTGTTGTGCCTGTGAGTAACAGCATTTAGAACACCCCAGGAAATAAGATTTGTATTTGTGTCATTATTGCTGCCATTTCTGTGTCCGTTTTTTGTTCCATCTGTAAATAAAGAATCTTATCTGCATTTGACGACATGGAAATAGGCTCGTTTGGATATTGCCCTTGCAGCCAGATAAGAGCTTCCTCCGCCTTTGAGATTACAGGCGTTATTTTGGTATTCCATTCAGCCATAATTCTACTTTGTTACCGTATGCACAAACGATGTTACTGATACCTCTGCGTTTATTTGAATGGCTGTAGAATTTAAATTTAAATCACTTGCAGTTGTTCCCACAGACCCATCCATAAGAGGGGTAGTTCCGTCTGATTTTAATGCCCTAAACCATGCCGCAGTTCCAGTCGCATTTGCGGCGCTATCTGCCGTAATGGCAGCAGCAGTTATCACACCCGCAACCGCCGCACCGAATGCAGTAGCATTAAATCTTAATTCCGCGAGAAGCACCTGTGCGCCGATTGCCGTATCTGCTGTAGCTGGCTGCGCACCATCATAAATCCGCAGGTATCCGCTATTGAACTGCGCCGCTAAAGCATCCGCCTCTGTATTTACTGATTGGTTTGCTAATTTAAGATTGTTTGCCATGTGAACCTCCTATGCCGATTTTTCTTCCAATTCAAAACTTAAAGAGCCGTCTGGCATTCTTGTGGTTTTCCCTTGTTTTTTTATGGTTTTAGTTTCCTGCTTTAATTCTATATTGAGATTTATGTCTTGAGGCTGGTTGCCTATATTGATTTTGAGTTCTTTTCCCGGCTGTGATTTTATTGTCCGTTCTATATCGCTGATAGTTGATTTGATATATCTCTGACCTTCCATGACAAGGTTGATAGCATCCATGTTTCTTGTCTGCATTGTTTCTATTTCCCGCTTGATACTTTCGAGGGCGAGCTTATTTTCTATAGCAGGTTGTGCCGCCAACTGCACTTTCTGCGGCTGTTGTTTTTCCATGATTAACCCCGCCTCTTTTCTTGCCTTGAATTCTTTTACTGTCTGCGGATGTTTCTTATCCCAGTCGCCGCCGGTAAGCTGGGCGGTTTCTTCCGCAAGGGTCGAGATGCCCATATCAACCCTCATTTGCGCGGCCTCTACCTCTGCCCTCTCGTCAATCATGCCTTTTGCAGGGCCTACCCAATCTGCGGTGCAATAGGCCTGGCGGATAATCGGGTCGTCAAAATATCCGGGCGCATAAATCCTTCCATTCGCAACAGCTTCGTCCAGCCATGCTTCATACACAGGCTGACAAAAGTTTGAGGAAAGCCATTCCCTGCGCCTGCTGAAAAACTTCCACGCGGAAAGCAGTGCCGCGCGGCTTGCGCTGTAAGAAGACGTAAAGTGTTGAATTAAAATTTCGAAAGGGATTTCAAGAGCGACGCCAACCTGACGGAGTATGGCTTGAATAAAAGGATCAAAGGCTGTGCTTGGCCGCTGCGGATTTGCGGTTTCTATTTTTTCGCCGCTGGCAAGCCCCACGATTGCGCCATTGCCGAGCTTATAATCGCTGTCTGATGATGCGCCGCCGGATTCGGTTGTGGGTAAGAGGTCTGCGGGGCCGTCTCCGCTTTCAGTGGTAATGAAAACTGTAAACATGCCGCTTACTACAGCGGCCATAAGCTCTGCCTCGGTATATCGGTCAAGTTGTTTCAGCGGCTCGATAACAGGCGCAAGAAATGGCACGCCTCTTGTCTGTCCAGGTCTTAAAACATCAAAGAGATGCAGGATATTTCTGCGGCCGCTGTTTTCACCGAATGCAGGGACTTTGACCCATGTGTTGCTTTTTCTGTTGAAAATGCTGCCGGGATGTTTGCTGGCAATGTGGTATTCCATGGGCGCGCCGTTCTCATCTTTTCTAACCCCTCCGATAATATCGCCGCCGTCAGGGGCATTATTTTCGTTGTAAACCCTGTCGGCTTCTATAACTTGCAGTTTCAGATTATATGGCGAGCCTTGCCTTTCTAACATTGGTAGCATCACAAAGGTGTCGCCGCTTTCAAGGGTTGAACGGAAAACAAGGTATTGTATGCCGGCAAAATTGAGAGTCCGCGTAATATCACATTCTTTGGATTCTGCAAAAAGCCTGAACTCACGCTCTGTGTTGCTCTGCCACGCATCGGCCTCGTCTTCTGCCAGCGCAAGAACTTCTCTGTCTATCTGCGATTGCAGTTTGAGGCCAGTGCCTACAACATTGGTGCATACGGTATTTATTGCGCCGGTAGAAAGCGGCGAGTTTCTGATGCTGTCGCGGCTTCGGTCTCTGAGTGTGGGCAGATCATATATTATGTCTGTGTCTGCATCGCTGCGTGTATTAGTGCGCCAGCCTTTGAGGGCGCGTCTTGAGCGTGATGCGCCGACATATCCGCCGGCAATAGCCATCATGGAGCGCGCCTGCAGCCGTTTTTGCGCTTTGACAGGATTGAAATATTTGACAACTTTGTCTATGAGGTTTTCGTTGAGTGTGATATTTTCCATAGTCCAATGAAATGTAGTTGCGGACATTTATGTCCGCTTTGTAAGCCGACCTGAAGGTCGGCGACTACCAATTCCTCTCAATCATCAACCGGCGTTATTGAACGCACGGATATCCCGCCGCGGGTAAGCCGCTTGACCTGTCTATCCCAATATATAATTTGTTTTTGGATTTCTGCTGTATCGACGCGGGTCATGGAGCGGCCTGCGATTGAATATGACTGTCCTGCTGCAACATTTGTAGATGCAGCAATCCAATTGGAGAGTTGTGTCTGCGCCTGTGCAAGTGTAATTCCTGCCATGATGGGGAATTTTAAATCGTTTTTAGGGGGATGTCTGTATACGGATGTATATCAGAGTTACGGATGTTACACTTTTTAGAGGTGATTTACAGTTTTGAGGGGCGGATAGGTGCGGGTTCAGGTTTGAAACCTGAACCCGCATTTTGACCCGCCTGTGGGCGGGAGCAGGTTTGAAACCTGCTCCCTAAATTTCCACACCTTTTGAAATTACTCTGCGGGATTTTACGGATGATTCTTTGAGTTTTCTTTCAACTTCTTCAACTGTTTCATGGTCTGCTTTTTTGCCATTGCCGTTTTGAATTGTCTCTACAACTGATTGCCTGTAAATCCGCAGGACTCCATTTATTTTTATGCCTTTGAGTTTATCTTCGTCATACCAACGATAGATTGTCATTTTTGTCACGACCAGTAAATCGGCGACTTCTTCAACCCGAAGCAGTTGGCGGTTGGGTATGCTGTTGAGAATATCCTGCAAATTGTCTGTCATTCTTTCCCCTATTGGGCAGTCCCCCGATAGAACCATTAGAGGGCAGGCACGGGGGCCTGCCCCTACAATCATTCCACACCTTTTGAGATAACCCGTCTGGTGTTTTTCTGCGGGTTCAGGTTTGAAACCTGAACCCGCCCCCCGCGAGCTATTGCTGATATGTGCTGTTTAAATGCTTCAAAATTCGGATTCAACAATTCTATAACCGCCAGATTCCCTACAACAAGATCAAGGGCTTCGTTTCTTGCGTCGTGCCGTTTCTTTTCCCAAACTCTGTAAGGCCGTCCACCTTTGTATTTTGTAAGACATTGCTCGGCGCAAAGTTGTTTAAAGAAATCATAATCCAGCGCGTCTGAAAAATGCACATAGCCTGGCCCAGGGGCTTCTATCTGCAGGCGGGCGAAGATTGTGTCCTTTGCGGTTTCTGTGCCTATATTTATGAGTGTAACCTTGCCCTTGTCTTTTCCTTTTTTCTTTCGCGGGTCTGTAACGCTGATAAGCGGCTTCCCGACTGTTGAGGCGCCTTTTGTTGCATAGACCCTGCGGCCTAATTGCCTGACACGGACAAAGCGGTAGACCTCTGGCGCAAGA